CCGTTTCAACAATTTTGTCATACTGCTCATCGGTGATTGTTCCTAATTCATCTCTCTGAACTCTCGCCCATTCTACCGTATCTAAATACTGTTGATTCGCAGCATCGATAGCCGCATCTCTTTGCTCATTAAATTTTTTAATGTTTTCAGATGCAATCTCTGCTGTCACTCTTGTATTACTTACTTTCATTCTTTCAAGAATAAGGTTTGCTTCAGATTCCTGAGTAGATAAGGCACGTATCGCATTTGTTTGCATACTGTTTTGAATCGTTGTAATTGTGGCATATTCTTCAGATGTCAAGCTTCTATGTTCATCTGAAGCTTTTTTATATATATCGTCTATTGTATTTTGAGCAGTTTCAACATTGCTAATTTTATTATTATAATATTCTGCTTCTTTTTCTAAGATTTTTTGTTGTTCTTCATCTGTCAAATTCCCGACTTGGTTAAGCATTTCTTGAGTTTTATTTAAAGCTTCCGTTTTTTGATTTTCATATCCGGCAATAACTTGAGCTGCCATGTCGTTTGTTTTTGTTGTCATATCTTTTTTAATTTCATCCGTTATTACTGTCTGTGCCGAATATAAATTAAGTAGTGAAGAGCGCGCTTCTTGATCGAGATCTAAATATGCGCCTACCGCCTCTTTCGTGGCATCACTGATTGTTTCAGTTGTAGCAAACATCGCATTTCCCATTTCATCATATACGCCCGGCATACCTTCGACCTTATCAGCCAACACATCTATATCTTCAACACAATCTGCACTCATTTCATCATATGCTTCTTTAATGATGACAGCTGCTCCCGCTACAAGCAGACCTGCGGGAATAATAGTGCTTGCGGCACCGGCAATCGTGGCCCCAAGTCCGCTAATTGCGCCTGTTGCTGTCGCTGATGCTGTAGTTACACCTGCTGCTGCACTCGTTGTCCCTGCAAGTGTCCCTGTTAATTTTGCGCCAAAACCAATCAGCGAACCTACACCCCTTGTTAATTTTCCTACAATAGTAAGTAACGGCCCCGCTACAATAACAAGCCCGGCTATCCTGATAATATTTCTTTTTTGCTGATCATCTAAATTCGAAAACTTTTCTATTAATTCTTTCGCATTTGATACGACATCTTTGGCTATTGGAAGTAACTCTTCACCAAATTCAATTGCTAATTTAATGACTTCATTTTTGAGCATGTGAATTTGGCTTTCTGTTGTTTCGTATCTTTTGCGTGCTTCTTCCGTCAGTGCAGTATTTTCTTCCCATGCTCCGCTTGCTGTATCAATGCTCTCGCCTAAAATTTCACTTGCGTTTGCCATTCTCTTCATCATGTCGCTTTGCCTGAGAGAAGTCACGCCAAGCTCATCTAAGATTAGATTGAGATTATCTCCGCCCTTTGTCGCATCGCTCATGCCCACAAAGACTTTCTGGAGAGTCCCTATTGCGTCTTCTTCCCAAGCTTTTCTGAATTCATCAACTGATTGTCCGGTAAGGTTTGCCCACGTTTTTAATGTTTTGCTATTTTTGGCAACGTCTTTATCAATTCTTGCCATGACTGCAGATATTGAAGTGCCGCCCGATTCGGCTTCAATGCCGACCGATGAAAGGCTTGCTGCCAAAGCCAGAATGTCGCTTTGCGATAGGCCCGACTGCGTTCCTGCCCCTGCAATTCTCTGTGCCATTTCAAGAATTTTGCTTTCAGTCGTGGCTGAATTGTTTCCTAAATCAACAATAGTAGACGCAAATTTATCCACATCATCCATAGACATATTCGTCACATTGGCAAATTGTGCGATTACTTGGCTTGCATTTTCTACATCTGTCAGATCCGTTGATACAGATAAGTCCGCAACAACATTTGCAAATTCTTCCAGTTCATCCTTAGCAACACCCAACTGACCACCAAGCTCCATAATCAACGCCACATCAGCAGCATCAATTGGTTTGACAAGGCTTGTATTGAGTGCCGCATCAGATAATTGCTTATATTCTTGCTCGGTCGCATCTACAGTCTTTCTAACCCCCGCAAAAGCACTTTCAAAATCAGATGCGCTTTTTCCGGCTCCGACTGCCAACGTAGCAACGCCAGCACTCAAAATTGAAAGCTTTTTTCCTGTATTTTCTATTCTGCTGCCTGTTTCATCCCACTTTTTGGCCGTAAGACCGAGAACTGTCCTATTTTCTTTTAGGGTGCTTGTTGTTTCCGCAATATCATTTTTTATATTTTGCTGCTCTTTTTCAGCATCTTTTAACTGTTGTTCAAGTTCTTTATACTCATTTGAATTTTTACCAAGTTCGTCTTCGCTGTCTTCAAGTACCTTATTCAATAAATCTACTTTTTCAGTTGAAAGTTCAAGCTCTTTGTGGAGTATGTCTTGCCTTTCAGTCAGTAGGTTAACGTCATTCTTATTTGTTTTTAATTTAAGTGAATTTAATTCTAATTCATCAGACAGAGATTTCAGTTCATTATCAGCATTTCTTATTTCTATCTCATATTCACTGGTCATTGTTGTATTTTGCAGTATTTGCTGACTGGTTTTTTCAAGTTCATTTTGTATTTTTTGCTGCTGTGTTTTTGCGTCAATTACTCTATTTGACCATATCTGATATTCTTTAGAATTTTCGCCGAGCGTATCTTTCGCCTCTTGCAATGATTTTTCTGTTAATTCAATTTTTTGATTAGATGCTTCGAGCTCTTTTTGAAGTATGTCTTGCCGTTGGGATAATAATTCCACATTATCTTCGTTGTCAACTAACTGAGCAGAATTGAGTTTGAGTGCTTTTGTCTGTGTGTTGATCTCAGCATTCATTTGTTTTATGCCTGTATTAAACTGCGTTATATTCGCTTCGAATTCAATTTGAACGCTTGTTTTGCGTGCCAAAATCAACGCCTCCTTTCTGCTTCTTTTTGCCTTTTAAATGTCATATAATTTTCGAAAGCCTGTTTGTTCTCGACTACTGTCTGTAAAAAATGATAATCAGCATTCCAAAACAAATTTTCTGAAATACCGATTATCATTACGTAATATACAAAAAAATCTTCTATTTCTGTTAGATTAAATTTAGGAAGCCGAATAGTATTTTTTATTCTTCCTGTTCTTGCCCTGAAAGCTTCTTTAAATCCGGCTTTTTTTTTGGTTTGATCAGTTGAACGAATGTTTGATGGATATAGTGTATATCTTGCGAAAGCAAATCCATGAACTGATCTAAAGTATATATATCCTTTCTTAAAGAGCATATACCGCCTATTTGTTCTGCTTGCCCGCATAAATACGCTACATAGAGAGATTTGACAACATCCATTGTGTGATTCGTTCCTTTGACAGCAGCATTAAGCCAAGCTTCTTTTAACCCATCCGATTCTTCTTTTGAAAATACAACATCTAAAGCTCTGAAATAATATGTAAGCTTTACCTCTTCGCCATTTGAGAGAACAAAATCAATAAATGTGTTATTCATTTTTATCCTCTTTTTTGTCCTCTTTGACAGTTTCAATCAAATTGTAGCCACGCTTTGCCTGAGAAGCTTCTATTTCTTTTATTCTATTCTTCCTAAAATCTACTGTGTGACCGGCTTTGTATAGCCTGCCGGTATCTTTATCCTTAAAATCTTTAACTATTTTCACTTTCACTTTAAATACTCCCTTCTTTTTTCATTAAAAAAAGCTGTTATAAATAGCATTTTAAGTCGATGGCGTATATTGCGCAGTAAGAGTTATATCGGCTGTAACAGCCGTATAGAAGTCATATTCTGCCTCACTTAGAGCCCAATGCGAGAATACATATCCGTCTTTTAGGGGATTCACCGGCCTTATAGCTAAACTTCCACTTTGTACAGTCTGTGCAAATATATCATCTTCATTATCTGGGTCGAAAGTAACCGTATATGAAGATACTGCACTTGTCACAAGTGACGGATCCCATGCAGTGAGCCAAGATTCTTTGTATGTTGCTCGTTCAGCTTCAGATATTTCTTCCAACGGTATTTCGTACATGCAATTCCCTAAATCGTCAGGGCTGACAGAATACGCTTGTGTCAGTTCTGCAACTTCCTCAGAACCGTTTTCGATTTTTCTTACATATCCTTCACTTGCGACAGCGTTCGGATATACTTTTAATTTTTCGTTCCCATCCTCATCTTTTACAAGGCATGTTAAAATAAATTTTTCGTGTTTGCTGTTTGTCCCGTATGCACGGACTCCGGTGTTCAAACCTGAAACATTCATTCCGTAAGTTTTAGCAAACACTTCATAATTTATATGTGCTGACAAACTTAAATTCCCATTTCCCGTACCCTTTACAATTTTTTTTGCAACTACCCCTTCACACTTTTTAGTAATGGTTTTTATCTCCATGCTCTCTTCCAGAGAGCCGGTGCATCCGATGGACTTACTTACGCTGTCACCACTAAATAATATTCCTACCCGTGTCACTTCAAATTCTGAAAATACATTATCGTACATTTAATCACCTCATTTTTATAAATTTTTATTTAACGCTTTTAAAAGTCCGTCAACTATTTTGCTATATTTTTTTTCTGCCCCTTTAGTAAAAAAATCATTTGCACGTATATGTTTTGTTCCATCTACAACAAACGCCAAATAATAAAAGCTCGTTTTCGAGCCTTTGTTTTTACTTAAAGAAGTATTTTTTCCGGTATTATTATTACTGATTACAACACCTAAATTATAATTTTTGATTTCATGCCAAATGCTGAATTTTGCATGTCTCTTATTTCTATCTGAAACGGGCATTTCTTGCGTTATACCACTTACTAATTCATCTCTGCCTTCATTATGAATGTATTCATTTAATTCCGTTTCCGCACCCTCCCCGTAGGATATGATCATTTTTTGTAGTTTACTGACATCTTCATGTTTTTGCGCTAATTTTATTTTACTCAAAAATATCACATCCTTTATATGCTCGTACAAATCCCTTTGAATATATTTCAATTATGATATCTGTATTTGGTTTTTTTGTGTATGAATATCCTCCGGGATCTTTTGTTGGTCTCAACCCGATTGATTTCATTGTTTTAATTAATTTGATATCATAATCTTCTGGTATATAATTTTCGCAAACGATGGCAACATCATAACTTCTCGAACAATCAATATTGCTTGTCCCTGACATCCCCGATTCATCTCTTGCAAACACAATAAAGTCCCATGATATTTCTTTTTCGCTTGGATCGAACGGTAAATCCCCATAATGAACAGGCAAATTAAACGCCTCTTCAAGAGCATTCTTTATGTTATTTAGCAATTTTAAACATCCTTTCTAAATGAAAAAAACGTTCATCTTTTTTCTTGTTACTGTCTGTATAATAAATGTCATACAATATATCTCCTATGAGCGCCTTGTAAGATTTTTCAATGTCTTTATAATTAGGTGTTTTAATTTTCAAAGTCGCCCGTCTTCCGTTGATTTTGGCATATTCTAAATCTTGCTCTCTGAATGATAATTCTTCATAATTTAATTTCACAATGAATGTTAACTCATCAATATTTTTTATGTTTTTGGCAGCTCCGAACGAGGAGATTTTTTCTTTTTCTTTATATACACATACCACGCCATCGCCAAAATTATTATGAATTTTATTCATTCAGCACCTCATTAAGCTCTTGATTATATTGCTCTACTTCATATTTAATTCTCAGCTGCATAATATCATTAGCATAATTATCACTAAAATCATTGATACAATTATTCCATGCATACATGCAATAATTTAATAATAGTCCCCTTTCTTGTCCGGGCACATCATAATCCAGCTCAGCACCCACTTTAAAATTCAAAGTGGGTGCTGCATTGTTAATAAGATTAGTTAGTCTTGTTTCCGTTACTTCATCCAACCATGTAATACTTAAAATGCCTTTTAGCTCGTCCTTGATACTTCCAAGATTCAAAGTATCACCTCATTTCTTTATGCAGCGTCAACTTCTTCCCATACAGCATATAAAACAGTGTCAGCCTCAATATTAATTCTATCGCCTGCGCTGTATGTCGTTCCATCACCTGCCGCTGTAGTATTCCATTCTTTAAATATATTTTCTTTGCCTTCAGCAGCAGCCGGCGGCGTCATGCCCAAATCGTTCGGAAGTATTATTTCAGAACCATCTATTGATAACAGTGACATAATCGTTCCAGTTGCCCCATTGTTATCAAACGCCAACACTGTAATATCCGTTTGATCGGAATAATTTTTAATTTCTACAGGTAAATATGCTGCGATTAACCCAGAAATATCAAGATACAGTGATGTAGTATTGTCGAACATTTTTCCAAAAGAATACTGTCTAATTTTATATGTCCTCACATCTTCGAGAAATTTATAACTGTCATCATATTCGATAACGCCATCTTTTGAACCACCAATACCCATAAAATACTCATCCGGCAAAGCAAGAACAGCATCGCCTGTTTCTAATTCATTAGAAATTATGAAATCAGTTGGATACGGAACAGTTTTCACATATTCACCGAGCGAATTTTGGCGCATTATAGCCGGCATTACTTTAAGTAAATAATCTGCTTGATTACAAATTAATACTACCTTAGTGAATTTTCGGTTTTTACCGCTCTCCGTGACTGCCATTGCTGAAATCAAAGGCAAATAATCATTAGGAGAAAAACTGTTCAGCTCAATTTTTTCTTTTAACGGATATACATTTGCTGTTACTGTTACCCCTTCACTTACATCTCTTATCATCCCTATAGGCTCATTATTCCCCGTGCCTTTTATGATCCCATATTCAAGCCCGCAAAAAAGAGCGTCTTTTAAAATTTCTCGTATGTATCCGTCTAAAAATGTGGGTCCTAAATCAACAACACCTTTTTCTATAAACACAAAAGCAGACAATTTCTTTTGATTTACATCTATAATTTTAAAACCGCTTTCAATTTGCTGTGTTATTTCTGCGGTTATTGTCCCCCAAACAGCTTTTTGAGTGCTGTGATCATTCAGTAACCACTTTGTAAGATATTGAACGTTCCTAAAATTAATAACTGCAAGTAAAGGATGTTCTTCTTTTAAGTCTTTATAAACATCTTCTATAATTGTCGTTGGCATTCCGCCGTCTAATGTCATAAGATCTGTAAATGCCTGTTGCGGATTAGGCGCTTTTACTGTTTCAATCATTTTGTTATAGAAGTTTTTTTCTTGTGATGTTAAAATTCTATAACCTCTGGCCATTAAAACTTTATCATCTTCAACTTCTAAAATTTCTTTAATATCTTTTATTGTTTTCTCTTTTGCATTTTCAGCAATTTGCTCAATTTGTTTTCCCCATATTTCTTTTGCTTTTTCGTTGTCATTATTATCTATGGCTTCAAATAATTCATTAATATCAAGTTTTTTATCTTTCACTTCAATCATTTTATTCCTCCATTTATAACATTAAAAAAAGCCTTCTTTTTGGCTTTTTTCATGTTTATTTCATTATTATTTTTTTGTTCTGTTTCAAGCTCTTCTTGCTTTTCTTTTTTCTCCTCATTTTTATTTTCTTGAGGATCTTCTTTCTG